CACAAACGCCCATACAATGGCTATGCGCTTGGCTTCTATGATATCAGGTAAGTCTCAGAGCGATGTAGAGCAAAAACTAAACAATGATATTGGTTGGACTAAGGCTGTCTTGCAAAAGGGTAGCCACATAGTGTGGTCGTTTGAATCATCACCAACACTAGAAGATATCTCAGAAGAGGTATTAGCATTTGAAGAAGTTTGGGGCACAGCCCCATCAATGATTATTCTTGATAACCTTATGGATGTAGCCACTGATGGTGGCGAAGAGTTCGCATCTATGCGAGCCATTATGAAGGAGTTGAAGTATCTTGCCCGTGCTACTAACGCTGCGATTGTTGTATTACACCACACTTCTGAGGCTGTTCCAGGCACTCCCTGCCAGCCTAGGTCGGCTATCCAGGGTAAGGTCTCTCAACTCCCTGCTCTTATCTGCACACTCGGAACAGTTGGAACTTCAATGGGTGTCGCATCAGTCAAGAATCGCTATGGCAGAGCAGATGCAGGTGGAACGCTAATGACTTGGTTAGCATTTAATCCTGAGTATATGTATATTGAAGATATTCCAGAGAACTCATAATGATAACATCATACGCGCTTACTCCACAAGAAGAAGCCACTGCTGTTGAGGTTGGATATCAACGTCAGAAGGTATACTTTGGAGACCCTACAAGAAATATTAACTACTCAGAGGGCGACCTTTGGGAACTATGGCAACACGCTGTTGCTGCTGGTAGCGAGTTAGCATTTGCTCGCATGGTTGGCAAGACAGATTTTGTTCCCCACTTTAACAAGTGGAAGACTGAGTTAGATATCCCTGGACTAGGGGAAGTTCGCTATTCATTTAATGAGCAACCTAAGTTAAGATATACTAACCGCGATGACGATACCCTAATATACATTTTGATGGCAGATGGTATGCGCCATAAGACTAGGCGTTCAGCACCAGACTGGCTAGGTATGCCCTATAAAGCCCTAGGTTGGGCTTATGGAAGCCAATGTAAGAAGGAAGCATTTAGATATAACGAGAAGTCTTGGTATGTTCCAGTATCACACCTACAACCAATGCACTTGTTACCACTATGACAACTAGAAAATCGCACAAGGCAAGGGGAGCAACTTTTGAAACAGACATTCGTGATTGGTTTCGTAGTAGGGGCTATGACGCAGAGCGTCTTGCTCGTGCTGGTGCTAAAGATGAGGGAGATGTTGCAGTTCGGGCGGATTTTCTCGGAAACATTGGAGTTATCGAATGCAAGGCCCCAGGGGCGGGCAACGCTATTGACCTCAGCGGTTGGACGAAAGAGGCTCAAACAGAAGCAACGCATTATGCGGAAGCAAGACAGATTGACCGCAAAGCAGTTCTTCCAGCAATAGTAATCAAGGCAAGAGGCAAGTCCATTGATGATGCTTATCTAGTATTAAGATTGGGGGATGTGTTCTGATGACAGAAGGATTTTACAAGACTGATACATTTAAGACATCCAGCGATGATACTTGGACTACGCCCAGAGATTTTTATGATAAATTAAACCTTGAGTTTAACTTTTCTTTGGATGCAGCAGCAATGAAGTCATCGGCTTTATGTGACAATTGGTTTGGTCCAGATCATAGCGACCCTAATCTAAGAGATGCTTTTGTAATGGATTGGTCAAAGTTTGCACCAACTAAAACTATTTGGTTAAACCCACCTTATGGTAGGACAATTAATGATTGGGTTGCTAAGGCTGACTATGAGACTACTAATCGTGGGCTAACAGTTATATGCTTAGTCCCATCTCGAACAGACACCAAATGGTGGCACGACTATTGTATTAAGCACGAAGTAAGATTCATTAAAGGAAGACTAAAGTTTGGAAATCAAAAGAATGCAGCACCATTTCCATCAGCAGTGGTGGTGATGAAGAGTGGATGAGTTACCAGATATTGTAATGGTTCTAGAACACTATGGTGCGACAATTCGCAGAACATCTGGACAGGTTAATATTAAGTGTCCGTTTCACGATGATTCCCACGCTAGTGCTAGTTTTAATACAAGAGATAATATATTTAATTGTTTTGCGTGTGGTATGCAAGGCAACAGTTTGCAAATTATAGCGAAGCAAGAAAGGGTTGATATACGTGAAGCAAAATCTTTCGCAGAAGGAATTACTGGCCAAAGCAACAGTGAAGTACGCGGCAAATATTCATCTGGCCGAAGACTACCTAGCAAGTCGGGGTATAACAAGGGAAGTGGCTCGGGTGGCACGATTAGGCGTAGTCTTGGAGCCTGAGACTGGACACGAAGCATTCCAAGGAAGATTATCTATTCCGTATATTACTAAGACAGGCGTAGTTGATTTAAGATTTAGAAGTTTGAATCCAGCAGTTGAACCTAAGTATATGGGAATGACTGGTATGGAAACTAAAATGTATAATGTAATTGACACAGAACGAGCAGGCGATTGGATTGGAGTGTGTGAAGGTGAGTTGGATACAATTACTCTTAGTCATTGCGTTGGCATCCCTTGTATTGGAGTTCCAGGTGCAAACAGTTGGAAGAAACATTACAATAGAATCCTTGCAGACTTTGAGCGAGTCTTTGTTTTTGCAGATGGAGACCAACCAGGAAAAGAATTTGCCACTAATCTTGCCAGAGAACTTCCAGTTACAATCGTTACAATGCCCGACGGGGAAGATGTTAATTCTGTCTACGTCAAATATGGGGCGGACTATATTCGAGAGAGAGCAGGACTAAATGAATAAGATTCCACCTTGTCCTGTATGCAATGAAGAGTTTGAGAATATCTTCGATGCAACAGACCATCTATTAGAAGAAAATGAATCAGAGTTCGACCCTAAGTTAATTCTACCAAATGGGTATTCACTTATGATTGGTTCACTACTACGATGTATATATGGTTTAGCAGACGATGAAAAGCAAGTGAAAGAAATATGTCAGACTACATACGCAACACTGTATGCAGCCGAGACTAATCCAGGAGCAATGAAAGGTATTATTCAAGACATAGTAGTAGATCAAAATATGGCTAACATCGATGAGGAATTGAAGCAATTAATAAATGAAACCAAGAATGGAGAATGAGGAAATATGGCAGATTATAACCCTAGTAGAAAATCAAGGACTGAAAGTAACAAGTTATCAGATTACTACGGAGACTATCCAGATGCACCAAGGGTCAAGCCCCCAGTCATTTCTAAACCTGTCGGTACGCGTCCCACTGCTGAATTCGCAGATGAAGTAAGAATTGTTTACTCAGAATTGATGCAATTATTGCTATCAAAACATAATGATTATGGTGCTAAGAACATCGCAGATGCACCTGGAGGTGCACTTAACGGCCTCCGAGTAAGAATGCACGATAAGTTGGCTCGTATAAATAATTTGGTAGATATCAATGAAAGTCCAGAGCACGAAAGTTTAGAAGATTCATTTAAAGATATGGCTAACTATGCAATCATCGGATTGCTAGTCTTGAGAGGAAAGTGGCGCAAATGAAAATATTTGGACCTTATAAAGGAAGTAAGGCTAATGGTGGTAGACCTATCTATGTCATCAAGCGTAAGAAAAAAGATGGCACTACTGAAACTACATCTACCAATAAGGCACGTCTTGATTTCAAGAAGGCTACTGGTAAGAAGTTATCCAAGTCTACTGATGTAGACCATAAAGATAATGGTGGACGCGCAGGGCGCGATGGCATTGGTAACTTACAAGCGATGAGTCATAAGAAAAATGTCGCCAAAGAGAATAAGAGACGAGCGAAATAATGAAAACTATTGTTTGCATATCCGACCTTCAAGTACCTTACCACGATGTAGAAGCCACGAAGGCTGTTGCCCGTTTCATTAAGTCATACCAACCAGATACTGTTGTATCTTGTGGAGATGAAATGGATATGCAGACAATCAGTAAATGGAGTAAAGGAACTGAGTTAGAATTTGAACGCTCCATTGGTCGTGATAGAGACCTCACTCGTCAAGTCCTATACGATTTAACTATTGAACATATGGTACGCAGTAACCATACTGATAGATTATTTAATACAGTTGCAATGAGAGCACCAGGATTACTTGGGCTACCAGAATTGCAATTAGAAAACTTTCTCGGTCTAAAGGAACTTGATATACAGTACCACGCAGACCCATATGAATTGGCTCCAGGTTGGCTTCTAATGCACGGCGATGAAGGCAATGTCCAACCAACAGCAGGTGCTACTGCATTGGGTTTAGCAAAACGTTCAGGTATGTCAGTGGTGTGCGGGCACACACATAGAATGGGTCTAACACATCAGACTCAAACATATCGTGGTGGTAAACCTAAGACTGTATGGGGCATGGAACTAGGCAATCTA